GGTGTACGCGATGGCGCAAAGCAGACCATCGTTCAGCGTCCTACCAAGATTGTAGTGGTGAAGGCGGCGTAAGCCGCCCATAGGGGTAATCATGAACTTAATCGAAGCACTATTTTATGTCCTTGGCTTCTTTGTCATTTACGGCACGGCTGTTGTCGTTGTCTGGTGCATTGATGCCGTACTCAGAAAATTATTCGGTAAGGGCCTCGTNCCAAGGGGGTACTGGTGGTGAGATATCCAACCTGCCCAAACTGTGGCGACAATGTCCTGAGAGAGCATCTCAACATGGGTGAGGAGGTCTGCCGATACTGCGGGCCGACTCGTGAGTTAGACACCTACGGTGAGCTAGAAAAACAACGCTTTGAAGCGTGGTTCAATCAATATCAAGACGATCAATTAGGGGATATTTAATGAATGGGAATCCAATAACGCCAGACGAAGTCCATGAGGTTATGAGCATGTGGGCAAGGGGCATGATGTACAAAGAGATCGGCGAGAAGGTTGGCCGGTCATATAAGTCAATCGAGTGCATCGTTCTCAGAAACCGCAACATCTGGTCTCGCGACTTCAACTTTCCACAAATCATGAGAGCAAAGCGTTTCGGCGCATAAATCGCAATCAAAAAATAATGTGTAGCCTAAAAGCTACAGGAGAAAAACACATGAACAAAGAAAAGCGCAAATGGTCTGGGGTCACGGCAAAGGACGCTAACCGCATATTCTTCATGGATGAATTCAAGTCTCTGCGTAAGGCAGATGTAGTCGCGCTCGCTAACTTCTTGGTTGAGGTTGAAAGAACGCTAAAGGAGAAGAACACATGAANATCGATTACGTTTTGGAACGCACATCAAAATCATCACCTCCAGAGGTAAAGCTATGGAGCGCAGTGATCGCCACAGCACTGAGGGACATCTGGAGCAAGCCCAATAAGAAGGGCAAGCTCGACGATGACGTAAGCACAGCATTCACATACTTGATGACCAACGACTCAACGTGGGCCATTGAGGCAGTAGGGTTGGACGCTGATGCATTCAGGGAACGGNTACAGACAATGATGATCCGTGGTGANGACTTCAAATGGCGCAACGCAAGACTCAACTACAGGGCGTACCTAGACACTCGTCGCGGCCTGAAGAGAGTAGCTAAATGATCGGTAGCTTCATTGCCGATCCACTATCAACACTGGACAAGGGCAGAGCGTGGCTGAAAGGCAACACTCGCCCTCACGTCCTGATAGGCAAAACACCCAAGGGCTACCTACTGATAGACCCAAGAAACAAAGGAGGACACTACTGCCAAATCGTCGCCAAGCTCTATCGAAAGCGTGAGAAGCATTGATTGCTTTTATGGCCAATGATATAAAGCCATCATTATCAATCACTTTGGACGCTACAGGCACAGAGATGAAAGGCAGACCTACCAAATACTCTCCGGCACTTCAGAAGAAGGCAGACGAGTACGTCAATAGACTACCTGAAGGTCAGATCGTCCACTCAGTGGAAGGACTGGCCCTACACCTCGGAATACACCGCGATACATGCTATGCATGGCGCGACACTATTGAAGATTTTTCCGACACGTTAGAGTCAGTTATGAAGATGCAGGCAGTGGCATTGATCAACAATGGCCTGTCAGGTGAGTTCAATTCAGCGATCACAAAGCTCATGATGGCGAACCACGGCTATCGTGAACGCTCTGAGGTAGACAACCTGTCGAGTGACGGATCTATGACTCCGCAGAAGATCGAGCGCATCATTGTGCAGGCCGAAAACATTTGAGAGTACTGCAATTCAAGACAGCGGAAGTATTCGGCCCCTTACTGAACCCTGCCCGATACAAGGGTGCATGGGGTGGCCGAGGCTCAGGGAAGAGCCATTTCTTCGCAGAGCTTCTGATCGAAGACGCACTGATGATTCCGGGGATGAGGGCCGCATGTATCCGAGAGGTACAGAAGTCGCTCAAGCAATCCAGTAAGCGCCTGATCGAGGACAAGCTCCAAGCGTATAACTTAGGCGAGAGAGCAGGGTTCAAGGTTTACCGTGAGGTGATCGAGACACCCAACGACGGCATCATCATCTTCACTGGTATGCAGGACCACACTGCTGACTCTATCAAATCACTGGAGGGTTTTGACCGAGCATGGATTGAGGAGGCTCAGTCTCTATCGCACCGATCACTCGAACTGCTCACACCTACCATGCGGAAAGAAGGATCAGAGATCTGGGCGTCATGGAACCCTAACAGGCCAACAGACGCNATTGATCAGTTACTCCGTGGTGACAACNGGCCAACCGGCNCTGTGGTAGTCAACGCNAACTGGAAGCACAATCCTTGGATCAGNAAGGTCCTGTTGCAGGAGAAGGACGATTGCCTACGCATGACTCCTGATCGCTACCCACACGTATGGGAAGGCGAATATGCCACTGTCTTGGAGGGTGCTTACTACGCACGCCATCTGAGCGAGGCGGCTCTCTCTGGCCGGATAGGCTTCTTTGGTAAGGACCCATTGATCAAGGTCCACGCAGTATTCGATATCGGTGGCACGAGCAAGAAGTCAGACGCAACAGCGATCTGGATTGTCCAGTACATCGGTGAAGAGGTACGACTGATCGACTACTACGAGGCAGTAGGTCAGCCATTTGAGTCACACGTCAACTGGTTACGATCCCGCGGGTACGAGGACGCTCTGTGTGTTCTGCCACACGACGGACGTAAGCACGACATGGTCTACAAGGTCACGCCTGAGAGTTTCTTGCAGGAGGCAGGATTCACCACTCAGTCGATACCTAATCAAGGCGCAGGTGCTGTGCTGTCACGTATCGAAGCGGCCCGTCGCATGTTCCCATCCTGCCGTTTCCATGACGAGAACACGAAGGACGGACGAGAGGCACTCGGTTGGTATCACGAGAAGAAGGACGAAGTCAGGGGCATGGGTCTCGGTCCAGACCACGACTGGTCATCTCACGGCGCTGACGCATTTGGCCTTGTTGCTATCTACCGGCAAGGCATCCATCAAGAGGACTCATGGTCCAAGCCATTACGCAGAAACCTACAGGGTGTGGCCTAACTTCTGAATAGTGGTAAAATAGCCATGTGATCACATACTTAGGGCTGTTCAATGGCTATTAGGCGACTAGGGCAATCTATCTTAGACTCAATTCCAAGCCGTGCGGCCAAAGAGGCTCGTGCAAAGCAAATGAATATGGAAAGTGGGTATTTCCACGGCACAACGTCAGATATCGAAAGTTTTTCCCCAACAATGCGTGGTTCATCAACAGATGCAAGATCTGCAAAAAAGGCGTTTTGGGCTACAGATGACCCTGTGACAGCCGGTTCATACGCAGAACATTCGGCTACTTATGCCCCTGTTATGAAGCTATTGGAAGATGCTAGAAAAGCAGAGCGGGCAAAGAACTTTGACTTAGCCGAGCAAAAAATTATCGAAGCAGAGGATCTTGATGCCGCTTTGCGTCGAGACAATTTGGTTATTGGTGGGCAAAATATTTTACCTTTAAGGGTCAATGCCAACCTCAAGACAGTTGACATGAAGGGCAGATCGTTTGAAGACGAAGGCGTGTCTGATGAAATTAATAATTATTTAGACTCTGCAAAAGCAGATGGTTTCGCGGGAGTAAAGTTTCTCAACCTAGATGACGCGGCAGGTCTTAATAATAGACCGGCTACACATGTAGCCATGTTTGATGCTAAAGACATCCGATCGGAGTTCGCTGACTTTGACCCGGCTAAGGCGTCTAGCTCAAACCTTTTGGCATCTGCCCCTCCATTGGCGGCGGGCGGGATCTTGGGAGCCTTGGGCTTGCCACAGGATGCGACAGCCGCTGATCTGATGACAGCAATGCAACCACAAGTCAGCAAAGAAGATGCACGGCGAGACATTCAGTCTCTGATCCTTGATGCTTTGACTGGGTTGATGCCAATCACGCAAACAGCAGGTGAGCAGGCTCAAATGATGCCAATGTCACAACAGTATGGTGGACGCTAATGGCTAATCCAATCCTGAAGGCTATCGACAGACTGATCAAGGCAGGCTTCCCAGAAAACACGGCCAAGAAGATTGCCAGTGGCGAACTGCCGATGGACTTTGAGTCTCGGATGGCGAGAGCTAGAGAACAAGGTTATGACACCAACGTCGATTGGTTTCACGGCACACCATATGCACAAAGCATCGCAGATAAAGGATTTGACCCGTCAAGATTAGGAATGGGTAATGATCAAATGGGTGCGGGTTTTTACTTTTCAGACAACCCGTATCAAGCGTCAGGTTACGCAACCAATTTACAAGCTACATCTTTGCCAGAGGCAACGCCCGGAATAATTCCAGTTTTACTGAAAACTCAAAATCCAAACAGAATTGATATCGATGCGCCCGCAGGATTTGGCATAGAGCTTACAGAAGATATGGCTACAGAGATCATGAAGAAATCGCCAAACATCAGAAGCGATGATGGTCCGCTATCTAACTTTATAGAGCCAAGTGCAATCGATGGTTATACAGATGCAGATATTCGTTCAGTTGCAAAAATGTACGCCGGACGTGACGCAGATATATTGCTCGGAGATATTTTTCCAAAGCAGGGGTCTGATTTTTTAAAGGGCCTCAATGAAGTAACTGGGATTGATAGCGTCATGACAAGGTCAGCTAGACCAGATGACCCCACGGTTGCAACTATTTTTGACCCAAGTCAGGCTAGGTCACGAAATGCCGCTTTCGATCCAGACAACATTGGCAAGCCAAACATTCTTGGCTCTGCGGCTTCTGTAGCGGCAGGTGGCATCCTAGCGGCACTCGGTATGGCTCCAGAAGAAGCAGAGGCAGGAGTGTTCCCGTATGCATTCAAGATGGCAGAAAACGCATTAGAGCGCGGCAGTCCTCTGTTTACAGAAAAAGCACTAAAAAGTGCGGCAAGAGATGCATCAGGTAACAGCCGTACAGCGATTACGATGATGAGTCCCGATGAGTTTTTGCGTGTGGTTCCTACGCCTGAGAACTCGATCAGTCAGAAGAACATCGACAAGATCGCAGAACACATCAGATCAGGCGGTAAACTCGATGATGTGCCGTTCTTAATCGTCAAGATGGATGATGAGATGAAAATGCCTCGCTACAGTGGACATGAAGGCCGACACAGAGCATTGGCACTGAAGCAATTGGGTATCGAAGAGATGCCTGTTCGTATCAAGATGGGTGACAACATGGGTGTTCGTTGGGATGAGCTACACTCTAAAAACCCACTTAGGAATAAGTCACTGCCAGATTTCGTGTTGCACGAGGAAGGATCAGCCGCATCACAATTCCCGATTAAAAAGACAGCAACGGGATTTGAGACTGCGCGCTCAGCCGCCCCAATTGCGGCAGGCGGCATCCTTGGTGCGCTAGGGCTACCAGAGAACGCCACAGCGGCAGATATCGTTATGGCAGGCAAGGAGGTGCCGAAGGAGCAGGCTCGCGCTGAGACACAGCAAATGATCTTGGACGCACTGCTTGGCTTCATGGCACCAACACCACTCGGTGATGCTACAATGGACGCATATAACCGTAATAGGATTCGCTAATGGCACTATCAAACTACGGCGAGTTGAAGACCGCCATTGCAGACTTTCTCAACCGTGANGATCTGACAGCGGTCATTCCTACGTTTGTTGCCTT